GAGGCTGATGACGGCGAAGATGTCGACTACGATGATGATGACGGCGAAGATGAACAAGCCCCCGAAGAAAATCTCTACACCGTAAAAATTGACGGCGAAGAAATCGAGGTCAGCTTGGATGAGGCGCTCAAGGGTTATCAGCGGCAGAAGGCATTTACTAAGCGATCAATGGAGTTAGCTGAGCAACGCAAGGCCTTTGAGGCTGAGGCAGCTCAGACGAAACAACTGCGGGATGCTTACGCACAGCAACTTGATGCGTTGCGAGATCAGATTAGTTCGGCAATCCCTGAACAGGAACCTGACTGGTCAGCCCTAAAAAATGAGGGCTATTCTACTGACGACATTTTCTTTGCCAAGACTGAGTGGGACAAATCCCAAAATCAGCTCAAGGCGGCAAATGCAGAGCGTGAGAGAATTGCCCAAGAGCAAGCCTATGAGTATCAAGAGCAGATGAAACGCAGACTAGCGGATCAACGCGTCGAGATGCTTAACCGGATACCTGACTGGCAAAATGACGACGTCCGTGAAAAAGAACGGAACGAAGTTATCAAATACGCCCAGCGCCGGATTGGCTTCAGCGAGGAGGAAATTCAATCAGCGTCCGACAGTCGGGCGATTGAGTTACTCTACAAAGCGTGGAAGTACGACACACTAATGGAAAAAAAGCCAAGTGCAAAACAGCGTACACGCAAATCGCCAAAAATGGCTAGGGCAGGTCAACCAACCACCAAGCGAGATGTTGCTAATCGTTCACGGCGCGACGCAAAGAAACGGTTTGAGGCCGAAGGAACTGTCGACGCCGCTGTCAATTACCTAATGGGGCGATAGCCCAGAAAGACTAAACAAATGGCGACCTATACTACCCAAGCAGCAGTTGGCGAGCGCGAAGACCTTGCCAACGTAATTTATCGGATTGATCCAAGCGAGTGCCCCGCATTTTCTGCGATCAAGAAGACAACAGCCTCATCAATTTTCACAGAATGGCAGGTCCAAAATTTGGACACGGCATCTGCTGTTAACTACCACGATGAGGGCGCAATAACTGCAACTGGCACAGCCGTACCTACCGTAAGGGTCGGAAATTATTGCCAAATTTCCAAAAAGGTGTTTGCTACCAGCGGCACTTTGGATGCCGTAGATTTGGCGGGCCGTGAGCGGGAACACAATTATCAGAAGATTTTAAAATCTTTGGAATTGCGTCGCGATATCGAAAAGTCGATCACCGACACAAACCAAGCTCGCGACGGTTCAGACCCTCGCAAATCAGCCTCGCTGATGACTTGGATTTCAAACGGCTCAGTCGGTGCGACTGGTGCGTTTGCTGTCGGTGCCAACGGTACTGCAACAGTCACCGCAGGTACTGCACGCGCCTTGACCCTCGATATGGTTCAGGACGCAATGCAGGCAGCGTGGGAAGACGGCGGCAACCCTAAGATGCTTCTGGCATCTGCCACCAACCGCGCCAACCTGTCTGACCTGTCAGCAACTGGCAACCTTGTGTCAAACGACGTGAACATGACAGCAGCTAAGGCACCAACATATGTGTCTTCAGTCTCAGTCATGCTGACTGACTTTGGCTCAATTGACATCATCCCATCACGGTATATGTCAAACGACAAAATCTTCTTGATCGACCCAGACTTTGTTGAGCTGGCTACACTCAACGGTCGTAACTTCCAAGAGGAGGCACTTGCCAAAAATGGGGATGCCGAGACTAGCCACGTTCTCGTGGAGTGGTCACTTATACCTACAGCCCCGGCTGCACATGCTGGCATCTTCGACCTAGATGGCACCATCTAACTAAAATTGAGGGGGCGGGCGACTGCCCCCTCATCTTTTTATTAAGGGTGTAAAATGAAAAGAATTATTCGAGACGACGCGGTGACTAACACCAAAACCACCATTCAGCAGGAGGCTGATGGCAGTAGCGTCTTTGAGACTACGCAAAATTTTGACACGCTGGTCAAGCTGAACAGACAAATGGCTGGCGAGTATCGCGCAGGCCAAATGATTGGCGACACGCAGCGCCACATGCAGCATGTAGCGGAAATCCCATTGGTCGTGTATAATCACCTGATGGAAACGCTAGGTAATCCACGCGAAAATGCAAAGGCGTGGAAGGCTTGGCTGAACGATCCCGAAAATCGGGACTTTAGGACTGGCGGCGGGCGTATTTAATGGCGATCACGACATACTCAACCTTGCAGAGTGCTATAGCTAATTTTTTGGCTCGTAGCGACCTGACAGCGCAGATACCTGACTTCATCACGATGGCTGAGGCTCGCATGAACCGCGAGCTTGAGACGCGCGCTCAGGAGAAGCGGTCTACCGCCACGCTGGTTGCTGGCGACGAGTACATAGCTTTGCCAAGTGACCTTCGCGAAATCCGCGAAGTAAAATTGAACACGTCGCCTTTGACTGTGCTTGAGTATTACAGCCCAACTGCGCTGGACGAGCAATTCCCGACAGCCGGTCACGCAAAGCCGCGAGGCTTTTCGATTATCGGGCCTGAGATGAAGTTGCGCCCAATCCCTGACACGGCCTACACGGCTGAGATTGTTTACGTTGGGGATATTACGCCTCTATCCGTGGCTGCGCCTAGCAACAACATATTGCTGCGCTCGCCCGACGCTTATTTGTATGGGGCGTTGGCTGAGGCTTACGCATATTTACTTGATGAGACTAGGGCTGCACAATACATGCAGCGTTTCAATACTGCGCTAGAGGAAATCAAGTTGGACGAAAGTCGGGCACATTACGGAACCGGCAGCCTCCAAATCACCAGCATTTATCAACGTCAAAATTCTTCTGCGGAGAAATAATTATGTCAGCTATGAGCGATTACCTCGAAAACAAGGTGCTGGATATGGTGCTGGGCACGTCAGCCTACACAATGCCAGCAGCCGTATATATTGGCCTATCCACTGGATCATTTAACGACGACAACAGCGGCGTCGAGCTAACCGGCAACGGTTACGCACGCCAGTCGATTGCGTTTAATGCGGCTGTATCCGGCACCGCCGATAATGCTGCGGCGGCTGAGTTTTCGCCTGCCACTGCGCCTTGGGGAACCGTGACACACTTCGGCCTGTTTGATGCCAGCACTGGCGGAAATCTGCTTATCCACGGTGCCTTTACCGTCGGCAAGCTGATTGACACTGGCGACATCCTTAAAGTTTCTGCGGGTGACCTAGACATCACGGCAGCTTAGGTTAGCCGATGGCAACCAACACACCAACGCTTGAACAGTTAACCGGCAGCCTAGACGCGCTGCCGGGCAGCTTGGATAACCTTGATGGTTTGCCTTGGTGTAACCCCACGCTTGAACAGTTAGACGCTTGGGGTGGCCTAGAAGCCCTAGACGCATTTGGCTATAACCTAGAGCAGCTTAACCAGCTATGCGTCGTCGTTGCAGATGGAGCCGCCTCGGTAGCCATCACGACTACAGCAGAGATTGCCTTTGCTGAGCTTGTTGACGCAGCAGTGGATATCTCCGCATCCGCCGCCGCCGCGTCAACGCGCACTGTGGCAATGCAGGCGTCTGTGACCGGCGCAGCGGGCGTCACCGCCTCAATCAAGCCGATCCGTCAAGTTACAGCTACAGCCAGCCTAGCGGCCTCTCAGGCCAGCGCAATCAGCCGCAAGCGTCAAGTTGTTGGGGCAGCCTCCGTGGCGGTTACCACGTCAGCCTTGGCTGGTGTTGTCTACCGCGTCAATTCTGCTGTTAACGTGTCGGCCTCTACAACGGCCGCCTCTAGTGGTATATTTGTTTTAGCTGGTCGGCCAAGGGTTGTGGCGAGCGCAACAGTCAACGCAAAGGTTCTTGGCGAAGACTGGATTGACGTGGCCGCAGGGTCAGAGATTTGGACAGATGTCACCGTGGGATCAGAGATTTGGGGCGCGGTGTCAACAAGCAGTGGGGTTTGGGCTAAGTTATGATACAGCTAGGCGAATGGCTGCCAGATCAGGCAGATATAATGAATAGCGGTGTCACCGTGGCAACAAACGTAATGCCAGCGGCAATTGGCTATCACTCGATGAATGGATTTGTGCCGTATTCAAATGCGGCCAGTAGCACAATTAAAGGCATCTTTGCGGCAAAGGATACGGCATCAAACGCCAAGTTATTTGCCGGTGATGCGACTAATCTATATCTGCACTCAACTTCGACAAACAATCTCGACCCAGTCAGCAAGGCTGGCGGCTACAGCTTGGTCGACGGAGAGCAGTGGCGGTTTGTGCAGTTTGGCGATTACGTCTTAACTGCTGGCGGCATTGGCGAAACCGTGCAGTCGTTTGACCTTGGTGGCAGCTCTGCCTTCGCTGACCTGCTCAATGCGCCAAAGGCTGACTTTATTGCCGTGGTTCGAGATTTTCTCTGGACTGCAAACGTGGACACCGGAGCTGGACGCCTGCCATACCGGTGCCAGTGGTCAGGCTTTAACGATATTGAAAGCTGGACACCCGGCGTGGATCAGGCTGACTTCCAAGACTTGCCAGACAGCGGTGCCATTACCGGCCTAGTGGGCGGGGAATATGCGACCGTGTTGTGCGAAAAGGCTATCTATCGCGCCACATATACTGGCCCGCCGCTAATCTGGCAATTTGACAAGGTTGTGTCTGAGCGCGGATGCGCGTTTAAAAACTCCGTCTGCAACTCCGGCAATCTGGTATTCTTTTTGGCATCAGACGGATTTTACGCATTTGACGGACAGCAGGCGTCACCAATTGGTTCCGAGCGCGTGAACGAATTTTTCCTCAAGGACTTTGACAGTAACTATGACAACCGCATGTCGTGCAGCGTTGACCCGCTGAACGAGGTGGCTATGTGGTCTTACACGTCAACACAGTCACCGACCGGACAGCCTGACAAAATCATCATCTACAACTATGTGCTCAACAAGTGGTCTCTGGCCGAGGTTGAGGCTGACTATCTAGCCCCAATGTTTTCTGCTGGCTATACAGTCGACGACCTAGACAACTTGGCCGCGACTGTCGATCAGCTAAACCAGCAGCTAGACACCCGCTTCTTTAAGGGTGGGCAGTATTTCTTCGGCGGCGCTTACGGCAATAAAATTTACACATTCAGTGGGGGGCCAATGGATGCGGTAATCGAAACCGGCGAGGCACCTATGTCTATGGGTAACCATTCAATCGTGGTTCGCACATATCCGTATCACGAAGACGGAAGCGTCGGCGTGTCTGTTGGGACAAGGAATACGCAAACCGCTGCGGTGTCGTATTCGGCCACATCAACACCTAACGTGTCGGGTTTTGCGCCACACCGAGCGCAGGGCAGATATCACAGGGCAAAGCTGTACCTGAGCAACGGCTGGGAAAAGGTTATTGGCCTCGACGTCGAGGCTAGGCAGATAGGCAGACGATGACAACGTCAGAACGCACCACTAACTTTCGCACGCTCAACCCCATCACAGCGACAACGCGTGAGGTGGCTGAGGTTCTGAACCGTACAATTAATGGCGGTTTTAACAACGTCGGCTATGTGACGTTTTCCTCACCCAGCACTCAGGGAACTATTGAAGAACCTCGCTATTCAACATCTAGCCTAGTGTTTTTT